GAGTGTGTTCATTTGTCGTACCTGAAATACTAGGGTGAGTTTTAAGTCTCCCGTTCCTTCAGTCGTTTGCGTCCTTGCTGTCAAAACATACAGGATCTGTGTGCTCCATCCAATTGGTGAGCATTTCAAATTTTTCACTTGTGGTAAAAAATTCAACAGTCGCTAAATTATTTGCTAACCAATCAAAGTCTTCACACCTAAGATACATCTCAGGTGGAACATGGAGAGCAAATACTGTCAGTAATGACAACATAGGATGAACGCTCCGTTCCGCGACTTACTTGCGTCCTATTCGCTATTCGCAAACAGCGAATAAGATGAACGTAAGGGTAGTATACCCTCAATAAAGTATATAGTCAAGGAGTTTTGTAACTTGTGATACAAAACTGTAATATTTTAACTTTTACTTCTTTTTCTTGCTCTTTGGTGCTTGATAACCCCAGAGTTTAGGATTAACTCTACCGTTACCGTATTCAATCTTCCTTATACCTTCACGAAACTTATCCCAATACATATCAAAAATATTGACTGCCTTAGCACTACGGGTCAAGTCATAACGAATCTCTCCGTCCACTTCGTAGGTGACGATCCTGGCATCATTGGGACAGTCTTTTGTATTGACTTGTTCCCAAGTGCCATTCTCAATCATTATCTCCGCACCGTATTTTTGTTTGGAGTTTTCCTTTTCCGATAGTGTCCAAGATTCCATTGACTTTTCCTGTACTCGTGTCTCGCTGGACACCTCTGCAACATTTTTAGACATTACAAACACTCCAATTTATCTACTAAGAACGTCCACCCCAAATGATATCTGGATAGGCTTTCGATACAACATCTTTGTTGATCTTGTACTTTGTTTCAAGTTTCTTATCTTTTACAAGACAGATAATTTCTGCTTCCAGTGGATGAAGTCCTTGAAGGATGTTAATGAACATCGTCTCTCTACGGAGATTACTCAGTCCATTATTACCACCTTTGATAAAGTTGTAAAACTTTTGATACTCTTTACGAATAGAAGAACGTCCTTGATCTTGCGAACCAAGAGAACGAGTCCCAAGTTCTTCCATTTTGTTAACAGCGTCAGCAATCTTTTCACTCAAAGTTCCAGTGAAAGAATCTTGCTCATCAACAGCAGAGTATGGAACATCACCAGGTGGAAGGGCAGAAACAATAGTTTCGTCAAAGTTCCAAATGAAAAGTGATTTCAAAGCAGGATGAGAATACTTTTGAAGAACTTCTACCTTCTTAGCAATAGTTCTTTGCTTTGTTGCAAGGTTTAGAATCTCAAAAATAAATGGGTTTGCTGGCAAGTTTTCAATAGTCTCAGCAATCTTAACTGCTGGTTTTTTTGTTGTAGTAGATTTCTTTCTACTCGTCGATGCCGTCGTCTTCTTCGTCGTAGTCATGATAGTTTTCAAAATTAAATGCGATTACTTCATCGGGTATTAGGTTACCCTGCCCATCAAACATTTCAGGATGAGGTCTAGGAATTTCACGATAGTTCATCATGTATTCTCGTGCCACCCAACCACCTATAACCCCCACAACAAGAAACAATACTGTCAGAAAGGAACCAAATACTAAACTAACTGCTAACATTTTTCTTACCTCGGGAAACTACTTTTCTTTTCCTGCTGTTGAAGGAAAATTCAAAATAAATGGTTACTTCCCGATTTAGAAAGCAAACCATCTTTTCAAAGATGATGTGGAATGGGTACGTTTGCTTTCTCTTACCTCCATTAAGTATGAGTTCAATGCCACGGTTGAAGTGGTCTTCTGATTTATTTATGTCAGGTTTTGATGACGTTGTTTTCTTTGAGAAACTGAATGGTGTCAACGCATCCTCCTAATTTTTTATCATCACAAATAACTTGTGGGAATGTTGAACCCTGTCCAAACTCAGAATAAAATTCTTCTTTGTTGAAATCTGTGTTTAGGGTACGTACAACAAACTCGCTTCCAGTCAATTCTAGCACTTGTTTGACTTTATAGCAATAGGGACAGTTATCTTTTGAATATACTGTAAAATTCATACGCAAATAAAAAAGGGATATGATATATATCCCTCTACTATACCGTTTTGTTGCTTATATGTCAAACAAGTTGCTGCTTATCGGCAACTAGTTTGAGTCTCCATGCTTCTTTGACTGCATCTGTCCAGGCAGCAGTGCAGATTGCTTGTACGTCAGCATCTTCACCAGAAAGGTCAGTATCTACCAGAGCATCATTCTCATCCAGAGTGCCAGGATGAAGAACGTGACGGTGGAATGAACGGGTGACTTCTACTCCGTCTCTTTCAATCACAGTCGCACAGCGAACTTGGACTGCTTTGTATTGTCCGACAAGATTGAAGTTGTCGG